AATAAACTTATGGCAGAGTTAGGTTTAATGAAAGAATCTGCTGAAAAATTAATTAAACAATATCATGCAAAAGCACCGTTTGTTAAAAAATTAATGGATAATGTAGAACGTCGAGCTAATGATTATGGAAGAATTAGAACTTATGCTGGTCGTATTTGTCGATTTGATTTATGGCAACCACAAGAGTTTGGAGTATTTAGTCCACTACCATTAGAAGAAGCTAGGAAAAAATATAGTGAACCATTAAAAAGAGCTTTTATATACAAAGCATTAAATAAACTTATTCAAGGTAGTGCAGCAGATATGACAAAGATGTCTATGGTTGCATTATATGAAAATGGTATTGTTCCTCATATTCAAATACACGATGAAGTAGATATATCTGTTGAAAATGGTAAACAAAGAAGTCAAATAATAGAAATAATGGAAAATGCAATTAAACTTCAAGTTCCTAACAAAGTTGATTCTGAAATTGGAAATAATTGGGGAGATATTAAGTAGTATTATATTTATAATATTACTTTTTATTGTTTTTATGTTGTTACTGTTTTATCATTGATTGATTTAATACTTTGTATATTATTTAAAAATGAAAAACATATCAATTGATTCTTTAATAGTGCATGGTATTTGCCCTTTATGTAAAGAAGCAACAGCATTAGTTTCTATATTAGAAAATATTTACAAATGTACTAATTGTGGTAATGAATTAGAACAACATGTAAATGGTGTAATTAAATACTTACCAATGAATAATAAAAAAGCTAGAAGAATTGTATATAGTAAATAATGGCTCGTAAAGTTCAAACTGGTACAGGTGGTTTCATTAAACACACAAATAAAAAAAGACCCGGTCGTCATTCTAAAAGACCAAATAAACGTAATACTCGGAAAGCGTATCGTGGACAAGGTAAAATTTAAGGTGTCTACACCTACTAATTGAATAGTAGGTGCAAACGTAGGTGTGAGAAGAGACCCTCACATTACAATAAAAATAAAATACTTGCAAGATTTGTTTTAATATTATAATTTCCCATATATAAATGCAGAAAGCATAATAAAATAAACAAAAGGAGAAGAAAATGGCAGACCCACAAAAATATAAATCGGTATCAGTACCAATAAAAATATATAATATGCTTATATTTTTAGGTGATGGTAAATTAATTCATAATAAAGATTTAAAACTTACTGTTAGTAAGACAATAGAGCTTCTTGCTAAACGTATGGCTAAAAGGAAGGGTTATAAAAATGGAAAATAATAAAGTAACATGTCCTGAATGTAAAGGTAATGGTTTTATTATGAGGCATTTTTACGATTCTAAACCATCTTACCATGATTGCCCTAAATGTCGTAATCAAGGAAATCTTTTAGAAAGCGATTTAAATCCTTATCATTTTTATAATTACTTAACTTGGTGGGATAGATTAATTTATAAAATATCAAAATGGTTAGGATTATGAATATGAAAGATAAAGGATCAAATGATTTAGAAAAAATTATTTTTGATCTACAAAAGAAAGTGTTTAGATTAGAAGAAGAAAACTTTATGCTTAAAAAAGAAATTGATTTCTTGCGAGAAGAAGCACAAGCAGAAGTTTTGAGAAAAGAAACAGAACTATCAAAGAAAGAACATAAAATAACTTATATGACTCCAGAACAATATGAAGCGGAGTTGTTAAAAGCAGATAGAAAGAAATGGGACAAATAAAAAAAAGAAAAAAATATAAAGGAAAACTTGTTGGTTATTATTTTGATGGTAAACGAATGAAAACATTATATGAAAAAAAAACCTGATTTAAGATTTTTAGAAAAATTACCACCAAAAGCTAAAAAAGAATTTATAGAGTTATTAAAAAAATCAAAAAAACTTAATAAAGCTAGAGTTAATGAACAACAATTAAAAGTAATGTACGATGAATTATTTGATACCATGAGTTATTTAATTTTATTATCAGGTGAACCTCAAATGGTTGCAAGTACAATGATGGCTCAAGCATTACGTTTATACAAAACCGTTCTTAAAAATAATTCAGATTTTGAAGAAGCTATTACTGCTATATTGCGTAACGCCTATCAAACTGAACCATTTACATATAACACATTACATTAATGCCAATTTGTACTAATTGTAAAATAAAACAATCTCTAAATAATTTTTATTATAATTATAAACATTCTATATATGAAAAAAAATGTAAAAAATGTTCAACAAATTATGTTAAAAAATGGAGAAAAGATAATCCAAAAAGATATAATGAAAGCGTAGATAAATATAATAATAGTGAAAGAGGATTTTTAGTTAATCTTTATAATAGTGTTAAAAAAAGAAGTAAAAAAAGAGATAATAGAAAAATAATAGAAGTTAATTTAACTATGAAAGAATTTTTTGAAGAATGGTTATTTCATAAACAAAGATATGGAATTACTTGTCGTTATACAGGTCTTGCTTTAACTCATTCTAGAAAAGGAAAACATCCTACAAATATTTCTGTAGATAGAATAGATAATCGTTTACCTTATCAAGTAAATAACATAGCTTTTTGTTCTATTGAATTTAATGATCGTAAAAAAGCAGTTGAAATAGAAGATTGTAAAAGTATATTAAAAGTATACGAAGAAAGAAAATTAGAACTAGAAGAAGATGGATATTATGATAACAAACTTTAAATTTAATTATCCAAAGTCCGTCAGATCATTAATCAATGACCAGAGACACTATGACATTGAAGCAAAAAAACTTCCAAGCGTAACCACTATTTTATCAGCAACTACCCCTGAAGATAAAAAACAAAAACTACAAGAATGGCGTAATCGTGTAGGTAATGACAAAGCAGAAGAAATTAAAAACTTAGCTGCGAATCGCGGAACGGCTATGCATACCATTATTGAAAAATATTTAATAGGTGAACATTATTTAGATTTAACAGATATTGGTCATCAAGCACATAAAATGGGGCAGTTAATAGTGGAGCGTGGATTGAAAGGTCAATTAACTGAGCTGTGGGGATCTGAAGCAACTTTATATTATCCTGATTTATATGCAGGAAGCACAGATATTGTCGGTATATATAATGACAAAGAAACGATTGTAGATTTGAAACAAAGCAACAAGCCAAAACAATCAAATTGGATTACAGATTATTATTTGCAACTAGCGGGTTATATTTTGGCTCATAACTGCGTTTATAACACAAACATTCAACAAGGGGTTATTCTTATGGCAACACCATTTTTAGACTTTCAAAAGTTTATTATAGAGGGTGAACAATTAAAAAAATATACATATGAATGGTTAGCACGAGTTAGTTTGTATTATAAACAACAAACAGATATTAAACATGAGCTAAGCGGTAATTAGCAATTATGGCACATATATTAATATTATTGATTATATTCTATGTTATCGTCAAGATTGACAGATTAAGTTAGTTTTTATAAAATACATACTTAACAGAAAGGAGATATTTGATGAAGTTACGAATTATTTGTATTTTATTAAGTATTTTTTTATTTAATTATTGGTTGTTTCATGCACCCGCCTTTGAGGCAGACACNCATGAACAATTTATAATATCCGTAAACAAGTGCATAAATCATATAAATCGCACTAATTTGTACGAAAAGAACGTACCAACAGAACTAATAATAACTCAAGCGGCTTTAGAATCCAATTATGGACAGAGCCGATATGCTAAACAAGGGCATAATTTAATGGGTATTTATATGTTTTATAACCTACATAAAGGCATAAAACCTAGTAAAGCAGACGATAATATTAAGTTTAGAGCTGCAACTTTTAAGTCAGAATGTGACAGTATTAAGTATTATATTAATATGCTTAATACTAAAGCTGTATATAAACCCTTTAGAGATGAAAGAGATTACCAGAAAAAACACCATATCCATGACATTAACCGCTATTTCCGAACTATGACGATGTATAGCACTAATCCTGATTATGTGGCTCTCCTTAGCGGAACTTATAATTATATCAAAAAATTAGGGGTTTAAGAGGGTTATAACCCCTAATTCTAGGGGTTATAATGGTTAAGTTTATTCAGAATCTTCGTCATCAACTCCGTAATCGTCATCCTCGTCGCTGTCTTCGTTATCACACTCGCATTGGTTGTCTTTTATTTCATTGACCATGTCCTCAAGTAAATCTAATTGATCTCTTAAGTCCTCAATGATTTGTTCTATTGTTTTTGCTTTTTTAGCCATGTTATGCTCCCTTGGTTAGAACGCCTTATTACCAAACATTTATGACAGTTCAATGATAATATTTTTATTTTTATATAAAACTTCCGAAGCCCCGATTCGCTATTATTTAATGCTGTATCAAGCACAGTATATTAAGAGTATATTTGATAGCGGAGAGAGCATATTTGAGGGCGGAGAGAGTATATTTGAGGGCGGAAAGCGGAACGTGGATTTTATTGATGTTTTTGATGAATAGGACAACAATGTTGTCGTATCGGGGGTAGTTCCGATACATAAGGGGAAAATTTGGGGTACTGATGAAAATTTTTTTTGAAAATTTTTAGGCTGGTGGCGTGGCGGAGTAGTGCCTCTAGAAGTGTTGAATACCAACAGTTCTGGAGGCTCCGCCAGAGCAAAAAAAAGCTATGGCGATCAATGACTTATTGGCGATACTTAAAGTAAAAAAGTGAGGAAATACGCCAAATTCACTTTTTGAGTAAAAAAAGTCATGGCGATCAATGACTTAGAGACGATTGTTAATGTAAAAAAGTAGTTATCGGAAATGATTTGTAAAAAAGCTAGTAAATACGCCATTTCAAAAAGTATAGATAAAACAAGGATTCTAGACGATTTATATGCAAATAAGCTAGGAAATACGCCATTTTAGTACATCCGTTATTTTTTTTTCAATTTTTGGAATTTTTTTGTCAACTAGACCCCCAAATTTTCCCCTTATGTATAAAAATAGGGTATATGGATATATAGATATATAGATATATTGATATATTGATATATTATATAAATTATGAATATAAATGATTTTAAACGCATAAGACTGCATTGGGTTGACATACTCGGGGATAGCGGGTGGCATAACAAAAAAGAATTAAAATTTATGGAATGTAGTTTATGCACAAGTTTAGGTTATTTGTTTTATAAAGATAAAAATAAAGTTATAACCTTTGCTTCGTTTGAAGCTGATAAAGAGGGTAAAATAATAAGTTTNGGAGATTGTAATGTATATCCATCAGGTTGTATNAAAAAAATNGAATACCTCTAAGGTTTCTACCTTACCAACTTGTCCTTACTTTTCTTGTTTTGGTTGTTTATTGCTAAAACAATGTAAATGTATTAATAACATTAAAAATGAGAACGAGAGATTTAATAGAAATACTAGATAGNTTTTGTAAAAAATCTGAATTGCTTGGTGATACACAAGTTCGTATTGTATTACCACATGATAGAAATAAATATTATAAAATTAAAGAAATAACTTTTGCACCAAATAAATTAGTTGGTCAGGCAGAAAAATATAGAATGTTGATTATTGTTGAGGAATAGTTTCTGTTTCAACTTCTTGTTTTATTTCTTCAGTTTCTTCAACCTCATTAGCTTCAACCTCATTAGCTTCAACCTCATTAGCTTCAACTTCTTTAACTTCTTCTTTAACCATTTCAAAATCAGTTTCAATTAATAACCCTTTATGATCTTCTAATATTTGTTTCATTTTAAGTTCTAATTCTTGTTCAGACATATCCTCTAATCGCCCATGTCTAATAATTTTTTGTTCAATATATAATCCACCCGCTTTCCCCCTTGCAACTTCCGCGTTTATCGCTGCACTCCAAGCACCTTTTTCTCTCGCTTCATCTCTTAATTTTGCGAGTTCTGATATATGACGTTCAAAGGTAATCTCATATTTCTTTTGAAATTCCTCACGCAGTTCCGATATATACTTTACAACTAAAGGATATTTTTTAGGGTTTCTTAATTCACTTGCTCTAACAGAAGCATTTTCTTTCTCATAACCAGCTTCAACTGCACATTCGGCAGGGGTTTTTCTACCCTCATTAGATACATAAATTTGAGCAAATTTGATTTGCAAATCTGTTAATCTTTTCACTTTAACCATACGAACACCACGTTTATATTAATATATCTCAAACGTCAATCAAGGCGTATAATTTGGGTTTAAAGAATATTTTTTAAGTTTTTGAATTGAAAATGGCGGGTCGGATATCAAAAAAGCGGGTCGGATATATTAAAATGTAAAAAGTCTTTTAGAAAAATGAAAATACAACAGACATAGATTTATTATGTGCTATTTTTGCAACAGGTTATATATTATTTTTTATTTTTATTTTTTTGTAGTTTTCTTATTTCTTTCATTAATCCTTTATATATATTTGTCATACGTCTTGCATATTGCAAATCTTCTATCCAATCTTTTTTATTGCGGTCAATTTGTTCATTTTCTATGATTTCATCTTTAACTATGTAAGATAAAGTTTTTAATTGTCTAATGGTTAACATATTATTTTTTTTAATCCCTTTGGTTAATTTAACGTGGTGATAGAATAAGGGTAAAAACTATCACCACTCTTTATATTAGTTATTTATAATGGGAAAAGAATAAATAACTACTTCCCATATAATCCCACTTGACATAACTTTCAAGGGGTGTCATATAATAATTATGTGATTCGAAATATATGAATTACATAATTAATAATAACAATAAAAAAGAAAGGAAAATACAATGACAACAGAGTTAAGAGCATATCAAAGAGAACACTTTGAATATAAAATTAATTCTTTAATTAACCCTCAAATAGATAAAGAGGAACTTTTATTGAAAGCAACTATCAGTAAAATGTCCGCTTCAGCAGAAAAAAATTTATCTAAAAAAATTGGTGCAGATAAAATAATTGCTGAGCTTGAAAAAGCAGAACAAAATTATTTATCTGTTCAAAATAGGGCTAAAGAATTTTTTGTTGAAAAGTCAAGAATGTCTTTAGCATATAATCAGAATAGAGAAATAAATGATTATGATGATTTAAAAAAAATCACACCAGAAAACTGTCGTGAACAAGTTCGTAAATGGGCTTTTGCTTTAGCTAAAGAAGAAGCAGAAAAGACAGAACAAGGTCAACGCATAACATATCTGAAAGCTATTAAAGATAAAGCACACGATATAATTATGGAAGCAAGTACACCAGAAAGTTTAACTCAATCGTTAGACAGTTTGGTAAAAAATGTTGGTATTAGTTGGAATAGAAAATTACCAGCTTTATCAAAATAATAAATTGACAATTATGGGATAACTCTTATTGTTATCCCATAACAAAAAAGAAAGGAAAAAAATGAAAGCAAAGTTTAATATTGTTTATACACCAGAAACAATAAATGGAAAAAAGAACGTAGATAAAAAGTCTGTAGTGCGTCAAGGTTTATTAGATGTGAATACAAAACTTTATACTACTACTAAAGGCGAAATGGCTTTTACTTATTTTGATTTAGAAAAAAGTAATTACCGAACAGCTAAAGGACAATTTACAATTAANTATATAGGGAGTGTTGAATGATAAATACTAGATACGTTGTAATACAGACTGTTGAGAATGGTGCTTCGTTTNTTGAAAACAATATGTCGTATGACGAATATCATACAGCTATTGAACTTAGAGACCTTAAAAGAAAAATAGAAAATATTGAAAAAAAAGGTTATCAGTACAATGTGGCTTCATTTAATATTATTAATTTTAAAACAAAATAATTAATAAAATGATACATACTATTTACACACTACAAGCTCTATTTTTATTAATGGCGTTTGTATTTGTTTTTGTGTTAATATATAATTTAAAAAAATACGAAAATAGAAAGGATAAAAGAAAATGA